AAACGAATGTCTGATGTGCCAGTATCCTGCCAAGCTAATGCAGCGCCAGCTTGTGTTGTTGGGTATTTACGACCAGCGTCTGTTCCAGATGCAAAGGTGTTAAGAATTGTAGCTGCGCCACCTGCTGTGTCTCCAACACTAAGGTTGGTCGTAGCATTTGCGGCTGTAATGATGTCAATCACACAGTCAATAATTTGAGAGTTTGCAGGAATAACAACGTCAGTGACCTGAGCAGCTAAAGCGCCACCTGACAAGTCCGCTGAAAATGTTTGGGCCATAACAACTTGACCAACGTTTGCAACGTCAGTTCCTACTGTTGTGCCTGTAGTGTTCTTGATTGTTCCGGCCTTGATAGGTCCAGAAAAAGTGGTAGTAGCCATGAGGAACTCCTTGTCTAGGCTAATGTCAGCCGCCCTATGCGACTGTCAAGGTTCTTATGAATTATAACAAAAGAAAGGGCGACCCGAAAGCCGCCCAATCAATATTTTACCCAGTACGATTAGGCTCCGGGGGAACCGTAAACGCCAAGCGGGTCAGAAACGCCGAAGCTGTAACGCTCACGAGCCTTGTAGCGGACGTTGCCTGTGTCAAAGTCACCATCCATTGATGTTGACATTGCTGTACGGACAAAGTGCTTCATGCCGTTTGGAACATCGGTGGTCAGGAAGAACGCATCGTTGTCAGTCAAGTAGTGATTGACACGATAGCCCTGAGCGATTGAACCATTTGAGCGTAGTGCGTTGATGTCGTTATCGGCTGTGCCGACACGCAAGTCTGTCTGAAGCAGACGTGTTGCAACGAACATCAATGCTGGTGGAACGATGAGCTTCTGTGGGCGAGCAGCAATCAACAGGCCGCGCTCGTCAACGAAAGCAGCAATGTTGATGACCGCATCTTCCAATGAAGTCTCGTTCAGGTCAGCGTTAACCGCAGGACGGTTACCGTTCACACCACCTTGGACGGTTGGGTGAGATGTGTTGAACAGAGTAACACCATCGCCAGACTGGAAAGTGGTGAAACCATTGTTCAGCAAAGAAGCTGCTTTGACTTGCTTTGTGTAAGCCATAGCGCGGGCAAGAGCCTTTGTGTAACGTGCTGAAAGCGCGTCATACAAATTATCTTCCATTGCTTCTTCGGTTACAGAGAAGCCCATTCCCACGGTTTCGTGGTTGTAACGGGCTGTGAAGGATTCTTGAGCTGAATCATATGAAATTGCAGAACCTTCAGGTTTGACTGGTGCAGCACCAAAACCTGACAGTTTTACTTCCTCCTCAAAGCTACGCTCTGAGTTCTCAGTTTCATAGATTTCTGCATGTTCGTTTTCGTACTTTTCGTACTCCAAACCAAACAATGCATTTAGACCCGGCAAAAGCTCCTTTAACAGTTGTGCGCGTGAAATAGCCATCAGTTACACTCCTTATGCTGAGCCAGTTGTTGAAGAGTGCTGATGGTAATTAAACTTACACACCAGAATCGGGAATGAAGTACCCTTTTCATCACCCTGATCGCCACCGAGATAATCGATGATACGAATTGGGTTCTCAGCATCTGTGCTGATTTCAGAGATATCCAAAGCTACACGACTAATGTTTAGTGTGGTATTTGGAGCTGTCTGAACGAAAAGTGTATTCTTGCCGTAGACATCGCCAACATTTGTTGGAGCGCCATCCGCTTGGATGGTGAACAACGCGTTAGGGTCGTCTACTACAAACGCCATTGCGTCAGACGCAACAGTGCTAGCAGGCCATTTTTGTGAAAACACTTTTTGACCTGAGTTAGGATCGGTGAATGAACACCCCATGAAAATACCGACCATATCGATGGCGGTAGAATCATCACCTGTAGCGGCCTGCTTCTGAATGGTTGTGGTTGTACCATTATCTACAAGCATGGCGACATCGCCAGTGCAGATATTGGTAGCATAACCTGACAAAATTGGGTACTGGCGGAAAACTTCCAATGAACCAGAATCCAATTTACCAATCGGGCGCAGACCGAAGGGAGCGGCTACTGAAGACATAATCATCTCTCCTTCTAATAAGCCATTGTAAAAACGGTAAGCGCCAAAAGTTATATGTAACTTTCTTTACTTACCAAACGATGTTTTCGTAGACCGCTCTGGATTTAGAACGGGCATACGAGGATCCGATTGACGTAGATAGTTGTTATCTACTGAATCAATCTGTTGTGCGTTCATCTCATCGTGAGCTTCACGGCGAGAGTCCACATATTCGGTTGAGTTCTCGCAAAGTAGCAATCCTCCAACCTCAACATTACCTTGAAATCGAGAGTCGATATCAGGCAACACTTGTAACTCAGGATGGTCCTCTGCCTTGACTGGCGTCCAACCCTCACGAAATTTAGACGAAACATTGGTGTTATCTGCGTTACCCAAAGTTGATGTGCGTATCCAGCGATATTCAACACCATCGCGTGGTACGGGGGTAGGCAGCATGCCCGGTCTTTGCCATGTTTTTTTACGAGCTGTAACTTCACGAGACTCGTTTGAGCGTGGGGTTCTATCAGACATTAGATGCCTCCTTCAAGAGTTGCGCCGCATATTGTTCTGCCGAAAGGCCAAGGCGCTTGGCGAGAGCGACTTGTGTTGAGGTTAATTGCACTCTGCGTGGTTTTTTTGCACTCCGCCCAGCGGGGGCAACCACGGAACCAGTTTGACGAACAGGTGCAGCCTCAACTTGCTGCTCACCAAACTTGTCTGGAAACCGTTGACGCATAGAATCGTCAATACGGTTATAATACTCATCTGCCTGTGATTGTGGATTGATGCCCTGCTTTACCAGAGACTCATGCACACCAAAGGCATATCCTGTCATTTCTGAGTCATTGCCAAACCATTCGTTCTGTGCTGCCCACGCCTTTGTCTTCGCGTCTGGCTCTGGAACCTTTGGCTTTTGCTGCAACTGAACAGGCTCTTCCTGAGTTTGTTGCGGCTTTGGCTTGTAAGACTCAACTCTAAATTTTTCATTTTGCAGGTTGTTTAACTGTTCCTGCGCTTCAATCAGCTTATCAGGGTCTCCTACTTCATAGGCCTGCTTGTAAGCGGATTTAGCACGTTCAAGTTCAGCTTCAACACGTCCCTTTGCCTGCTGTACCAGAACACCTTCACCCTCTTCGAGGGTTTTACGGAGCTTCTGGTTCTCCTCGTAAACCTTGCGAGCATAATCAACCGCCTCATCTTGAAGCCTTGCAGCCTCTTCTTTTCGGCGGCGCTCCTCATGAAACTCAAACTTTAGCTGCTTAATGCGCTTTTGCACATTTTCGCCATAGCTCGCGATCTCATCGTCTTCAGGTATTTGCGCCTCAGCATCTTCTGCACGGCGTGGTTTTTCTTCTTCAGGGGTGTCATCAATGATGTCCACCTCAAACCCAGAGTCTCCAATTTCTTCAAACTGTTCCTCTGCAACTTCTTTTTGCGCTACTTCGTTCATGCTCTTGTGTATCCCCTTGGGTCATCGACAACAGCCTCAACGGTGTCGTCATTGATAAGACGGAACTCCTGTTTATCCACCTTAAACCGTGTGCCGGAATAAGAGCGGAAAATTACGAAGTCACCTTCTTTACAGTAAGGGCCATTAGGAAACTTTTGAGTGTCCTTATACGCGTCTGGCCCAGCCTTCACTACAAACCCAATAACTGATGCGGTTTGCTCCGCGTTCTTCAGTGTATCGGTTATGTAAATGCCGGAATCTGTTTTTTCTTTAACCTCAAGTGGCTTAATTAAGAGTTTGTAGCCAGATGGTTCTGGTATTTTCCTTGCAGTTGAATCTTCAACTGTTTTTTCAGCAGAATACATTTCTGTTCCTTTTGCAGTGATTTAGGTTCACAGTACCTCGCAGGTTGTCCCTGAAAGTCTCCACAATTACAATATAACTCATTATTTTGAGTTATGGAAGTGTCAGGCTTCTTCAAGCCTTTGTTCCAAATCGAGGATATCACGCTCGACAAGCGCGAGCGCCTCGACTTTCCCGACCAGCCGAAGATACTCTTCATGGTTTTGGCATCCGCCACCGGCCATATGGTCAGCGATATCATTCATATAGTTCCTTATTTTATCCCTGATTACTTCCGTCATCACTCATCTCCCTTGCCATTTCACGACCAAGATCAATCCCATCTTTCATATCTGCTCTACGGGCTTGGTCAGCTTCAGTTGCCACCTTAACGCCAAGGCGAGCGCCTTCACGTCTCTCTTCAGACTTCAGTCTGTCTTCCTGAAGATCTATATTTGCTTCCTTTGCCTGCACATCTGCCTGCAATTTGGCTACATCAAGTTGCTTCTTATGCTCAAACTCAGCCTCTTTCAGGGCCAGTTCACGCTGCTGTATTTGAGTAAGAGGATCTTGCTGCTGCTGCATAGCCTGCTTTTGAGCCACTTCGGCTTGATCTTTGCGGAGTAGCTTTTGTGCCGCCTCTGATGCAAGACGCGAAATCTCAAGCTCGACATCTTCTGGCAAAGGCTTCTCTTCATCAGGCATTGCCACACCAAGATTCTTTTCAATTTCCTTGCGATACTGGAATGCGACATGCTCAGTAATGTGAGCCGCCATAGCTGCCTGTATTGCGGCAGCGAAGGGACTTTGCCCAACAATCTCTTGAAGCTTTGGATCTTGCATGGCAGCCATATGCACCTGAATGTGTGCCTCATGATCCTGATACTTAAACGCTTTTACAGGCTCTTGTTTCAGGATAGCCATATTTTCAGTAACTGGGTCTGCTGCTTTAATGTCGTCTGGAAGCTTGATGATCTCATCCGCGTCTTTAATCCCCAAGACCTCTAGCATCTGCCTATGTAACATTCCCATGTTGTATAAATTAGGAGCTTGCTGAGCTAACTGCATAGCCGCCTGATACTGTACAACACGCTGTGCCATAGTAGACGCATTCGGGTCTGATACAGGGATTACATCAACGCGACCATCAAAGTCACTTTGACGGCTAAAGTCACCTTCCATGTCATAGATATATTCGGCTGGCATATAATCTTTTACAATTTTTGCCAGAATGCGTAGTTCATTTTTTAACGCTGCGTGAAGACGTGCCTGAACACCAGACATCACCTTCATGCTTCGCTCCATCAGAGCTAGGGTCGTCCCGACCGGCGCTTGTGGGTTAAGATTTCCGACTTGTACATCAGCAACGGAGCCAATCCGTCTCCCCTCTTCCACGATGTTTCCGAGAAGCTGGTACAATACCGATGATGGTTCCTTGTAAGGAAGGAATGCAATTGAATCCCTAATTGCACCCCCCGGCACGTCCACGTCCCTGAACTCACCCGGCATGAGAGGCGAATCATCGCCCTTAATACGAAGTCCCCTAGCTTTGAGGCCAGCAGGTAGATTGGATAGCGTACCCGCGTCAATAAGCTGTCTAAGAATACTGGTGGCGCTTTTAGCAAGACCACCAATAAGGTGAATAAGACCCGTTCCATAAAACCCAAGTCCCGGTAGGTATCTATAGTGAACAAAGTGCGCTCTCTTACGCTTTTTAATATCTTCTTCATACCAGTTCCTCCGTATAGACAAAACTGTCAAGCTGGACTTATCAATCGTTACAACATACGGACGTGCCAGACCATCCGGATCATCGAAAGGCTCAGGCATGAGAAGATCAGCGTGGACCTCAAGGATTGTGTGCCGATCATCGTCCTCAAGAACAGCGGTCTCTCCATCAATCTCGTCATACTTTTCCTGAATGTCTGAGTAGTCAGGCTCTGGGGCGGGCAACTCTACATCAAGATAGAAGTTATTAAACTGAAGCTCGGCAATTTCATTCGGTGTTTTTTTCATGACATGCGTATAACGGGGGCATGTAGCAAGATCAGCAGCGCCATAAGACACAACAAAGTCTTCAGCAGGCACGAACATCGCACATGGGCGCTCCATGATTGGATCGTAATAAACTTTTTTGAATGCTGACCCGGCAAGCGGAAGACGGAACAGCATCTGCTCTGTTTCATCACGATACTCACTCATCTCCTCAGTAAGAAGATAATTCATTTCTGTTTCAACACGCTGTGCCTGATCAAGCTTCTCTTGATCTTTTTTGCCCATAACTTTTGTGCGTACAGGACCAGACGCAGGAAAAAGTTCACTCATGGCTTGAGCTTGGAAACGGACAACAGCTTCAGTCAGAACTGGGTGAAACACACCTGCGGCACCAGCCCATGGCTGAGTACGCTCTTCAATCTTCATCCCTAAAAGGTCAAGGCCTTTGACATATGATCTGGCCCAGTCTTTACGGGATTGACGGTCTGCCACAAAATCATCAACAAGCTCAGACGCCAAAGCGCCAAGGTCATCATCTTCAATATATTCAGCTAGGTTTGCATCGTGATCAGGCCCGATAAGCTCCTCTGTGAACTCACCAGTAAAATCAATAATCACTTCCTCGCCATCGGATTCAATAGAAACTGCTTCAGGGTTTACGACTTGAATCTCCACCTCATTCGTTTCTTCTATATCGAAATCAGCGGGTGACATCTGTTTTTCTACAGCCATTGTGTATCAGTCCTATTTTTTGTCCGGTGCTTGCATGATAACAGAATATTGACCATGGTGGGAGTGGGATAGGTCACCGGTTACCTTCCAACCCATATCTTCGTATTTTTCTACATCCTGATGCAAAACATATCTTAAAACAATTTTTTTAGTAATATTGAACAGGCCGTCTGTAGCTTGGTTCGTCTTCCCATTCATCCATTGAACTCCTAATCCATCCCCCCTGACGGAATCTCAACAAGGCCTGCGTTGTAGAATCCACCAAATCGTCATGCTCCCCAGCAGGAAATGCAGCACACTCCTCAATAACTTCTTCCGCCCATCTGGTTGGCGGTGCCCATATAACACCTGACGCAAAAAGATCACTTACTGCGTTAGCTCTAGCTATCTTATCCTGTCCACGGGACGGTGTAAACTCCGTGACGGGTATTCCCATGGCTCTAAGTTCAAAAATAAGCGGAGAACCAGCGGCTTTGGCCTCCACAATCATCTGATCTGGCTCATATTCCCAATATTTGTCATACGCGGCACGTTTTAGGTCTGGAAATTCAAGTTTTTCCTTGTATGCGTCCAATAATATTAGATTTGGGACAGTTCTTCCCTCTTCATCAGGGTGATGGAAGATTCCCCATGTGGTACAGGCAGAATAATCAGCTCGTTGCGTTTTCAAAAACGCAGTGTCCCAGCTTTGGATGATTGCTTCACACGGTGGCGGGCTACTTTTATCCCATTCCTGCCACCATTCTCGCTTAATCAAGGCCCCTTCTTCTGAAGTCGGGTCTTGCTGGTACTGAGCAGACCACTTGGACAAGGGTAGTTCTGCTCTTAGTGACTCAAGCTGCTCAAGAGGCCAAAACTCAGGCCACAAAGGATCGCCAGAAGGCATAATTGCCGGAAACTCAATGATTTCCCAATCGTCCGCACCCTCTCTTTGCGTGGCAGACTTCATAATCTGGCCTGTTAGGTCTCTAACTGACCATCTTGTCATCACTACAATGATCGCTCCACCCGGTTGTAGTCTCTGACGTGGTCCCGATGTGTACCATTCGTATACCTTGTCGTAGACTTCTGGGTTGTAAGCCCCCAATGCCGCCTCCTGCTCCGAGTGGGGGTCGTCAATAATGAGAACGTCAGCACCTTTACCAGTAACTGCACCACCAACACCAATAGCAAAATAGTCACCTCTCTTGTTTGTGTTCCATCTTCCGGCAGCTTTTGAGTCAGAAGACAGGGATATACCGGGGAAGACGCCTTGGAAGTCTTCCTGATTGATCAGGTTTCTAACCTTACGTCCAAAGCCAACAGCCAACTCTGCTGTGTGTGCCGTCTGAATAATCTTTTTTTCGGGGTATCTGCCAAGAAACCAAGCCGGGAACAGGTATGAAGCGAACTCTGACTTGGTATGTCTTGGGGGCATGTTTACAATTAGGCGCTTTAATTCACCCTTCGCCACCCTTTCAAACGCATCAGCCATAATTGCGTGGTGCCTACCAGCAATAAAAGAAGGCCACATCTTATTCACGAAGGTCAGGAAGTCTGTTCTGGACTCCTCTTTTGACTTGGCCTCCTCCAACTCATAAAGGAGATCAAGTATCTCCTTCTTTTGGTCATCGGGTAGGTTGGCTATTTTTTGATTTATCGCCGTCATTTGACCCATGTTATGTTTTCAAACCCTTAACAGTGGTGTCCAGAGGAAGTTTTGTTTCCAAGCATGTGGCAGCCCAGTCGATTATTTCACCCCTGTCAAGTCTGGGCTTATGCAATTCCAGAACAATCTCACGGGTAGGACACTCAGTCACGTTCTTTGAAAAGGTTTTTATTTCCCCTTCCGGGGTTACGATTACGGAGAAGAAGACAAAAAAGGTATAGAAGTCCATCGCTCATGAATCCTCACCGACACACCTATTCATTAGCACAGATTTTGCCAACTCAAGTAAAAAAACCATTTCAGGTGCTTTTCCGTGGGATGTAGCCATGAAGAGGTTGCCCTCATCAGTCCAACCGACAACGATGGCTTCGGTCATGGTAACCTCATCCTTTAGATGACTAAGCATCTCATTCGGGTCTAGATCTAAATCGTCATCAAGACCTTCACCACGAGGAAATTGTATTATGTTGCTAGCCATTTTCATCTCCCACTCCCAAGATAATGACGGTGGGGGAGCTAGGGAGGTAGCTCAACCCCACCGGAGGTGCCGGGAGACTTAGCACCTCAACGAACATACTACAGAAAAACATCGACACGCGCTAGGCGAAGCGTTTTTTTGTGGCCCTATATTATATATATATATATACTAATATATTATAACTTACTAATTAAGGGTTTCGGGAGGTAGAAATGACTTACTCAGTATTGAGAAGATCAAATGAATATCATGATATTTTTTATTGTGTGGGCATGAATGATGAGCCGATGACGAACCCAACGCATTCAGCGCTGGCGGCAAAGCAAGCAAAAGCCATTTGCGAGAAGTACAAATTACAGGGGCAATACTCTATCAACATGCTGTTCAGGATAGACTCTGAAAGAAAAGCAAAGGCTCAATGCGAGAAGTCGAATAAAAAAACCATTGAAGATCCATATGGTGAACTAACCGATATGGATGGTGGTGATGCCCTACCTGCAAAGTAACATACCGCACTTCAAGTGTTGGGTTAGACGTGAATATACATGTAATCATGTGAGGTATCACGGCGAATTTTTACACGCTATGTGTATTGCTGTGACAACCATGCCCAATAGATGCCTTAGTTTTCAGGTAATTTTCACAGGTTGTGAATCTGACGAAACAGATGACCCAAACATACATGGTGGTGCTATGTGGGCAAGAATGCCCATAACAGCTTTAGTTGGGGACACCCCACTAGAAGAATGGCCTGACGCAATGCCGGTGTATGACGCCCAACCTTGGGACTGCATGTCGCACACTCACGCTGTGTACACCTTGAACAGGGCAACCCCATGTCCTTGGATCGCAAAAGTAGGCGGGAACTTTTTTCCGGCAAAGT